GGAAAGTAGTCGCGCTGGAAGCCGATCTTAGTCTTCGATGGGCTGACGTATTCTGAGTAGAAGTCCTCAAGGAACTGGCGGATGGCCAGCGCCTTACCGGTCAACTGTGCGGTCGGCGTGTCTGACGTTGCCTTATCGAACTCTGCGTCCAGAGCCGGATCATCAAATGACCCTAACTCCGTATCAAGTCGGTTCTTATACAAGTCAAACGTACGCGCCGACTGCGGTACAAAACCAAGACGGCCTTTGCCGGTCGGATCTTGGGCCCGTACGTAAAACATATCCGCTATTTCGTTACCGGCGTACATACGCAGGATGCCATCGGCCGTCGATACAAGCCGAAGGATAGGTTTAACGTATGGGCTCTTCTTAAGCTGCGAGATCTTCGACTGCCAGTGCGCCGCTCGGGCTGCGCCGCCGTTGGCAATATTAAGGTCGTTAAGCTCGTATACGAATGCTCGCTCAGTAAAGGATAAGCCGTTTTCCTTTACTTGTGACTTTCTGGACTCAAGGACAGCGTCCATGAACGTCTCGAAGTCTTCGTTGACGGCTCCAAGTCGTCCGCCAAACCGTTTACGGAAAGACTCCGATGTCTGCTTCCAGAGCGACTCAAGGCGAGCCGCAAAGTCCTTGAAGAACTTCTTAACGAGACTATCAGCCTTCTGACGGCTTCTGTACCGCTTGTTAGCCCACAAAGCCACCTGGTCAGAGAACCACTCTTCAAAGCCGAGATCAAACCCGTACTTGTCCTTTAGGTCTTTGAACGATGGGGATGACTGATAGGCTCTAAACAGCCGCTTACGAATAGCGGAGTTCTCAAGCGCTTTATTCCGCTCCTCTTTGTAGAGGCTGTGGCCAATTTCGTGCGCAATAACAAGAGCGTCTTGCAGTACGTTGCCGGACTCTCGAAGGATAATTATCTTTCCAAACTGTCCAGAAATATGCATGCCCATCTTTGTGGAGCTATTCTGCATGCTAGCGATTGCTTCGCGTACTGGATTCAACGCGCCGCCAAACAGCTGCAATAGCTGGTCATCCGACATAGCTATGAGTTCAGCGAACGTAAAAATATGCGGCGGGTCGGCAAACTTGAGCGAGTCAAACAGGTCGCGAACAATATCGCCGACCATGCTGTTGATGGCGTTAGAGATACGCTCTTGCGCCGAGCGTCTTTCGGCCAACGGGCTTACAGTAGTAGGAGCACGACCAGCGCGCAGATCAATAGCTGAGCGCGGCGTGTCGATGTTCATCGGCGTTAGGAGCTCACCGCCCGTAACGCTCGACTCGATCATACGTTCTGTTTCGGTACGGCCGTCTGAAACATCATCTCTTGGCGGGCCGAGCGGTTCAGCAGCAAGCGCAGCTTGGCGCTCTTCTGCCGTCATCACCGACTCTTGGACGGGGTTCAGAAGATCGTTCAAAGATCGCTGACGGCCGCCAATAACTGCCGCAGTTACGTTGCCTAATCGAGCAGGGATACGGCCAGCAGCAGCCTGATTACGGTCAGGCGTCAGCTGGAAGCCAGGGAAAAGCGACTGCCCATCGATCTGTACATCGTACCCTTCAACAGCCAAATCGCCCAAGACTTCAAGCAAACCAGCCCTGGCGGCTGCTTCTGGAGATACGTATGTAGCGCCGGTACGTGGGTCTTGGCGCAACTGAAACCCAGATCCTTCACGGCCTTCTAGTAAGCGCTGCCCAGCCGCAGTAAGGTCAACAAGGTTTACGGCTGACTTTTTTCCGTCTGGGCCAACAATAGTAACGCGAGAGTTCTGAGCGTACTTGCTTCGGCGTGCTCTCTGTATGGCAGAACGTAAAAACTCAGGGAGATTTAGACGTACTTCGTTGCCAGCCGTATCAATTGAGCGGAACAGATCGCCAAAATCATCGCGAACGATTTGATACCCACCATCTGGCGTGTCTTCAATAGATACCGCTGAGTCTGGGTTACTGCGCTGCTCATTTACAGCAGCGTTAAGCATCGCTTCGGTCATAGACGCGAAACGCGGGTCAGCCCAGTTAGTCTCACCGAACACCGTGTCGTAAGAGGCACGGGCGGACTGTGTGTTATCAAACACTCGGTTCGGGTCAGTCTTACGACCATACGCTCGAACAACTGTGCGTTGCCCCTCTACGGCTTGCACGCCTTGGCCGAACATCTCTACCTGGTCAGCGTCTGTCTCGTCGGTCTGTTCGTCAGACAAGTCAATGTCACGAACCTCGACTCGCTGCTCTGACTCAAAGCGGCGCTTACGATCTTCGAGCGCCTTTTCTACAGTAGTCTGTTGGATGCTGCCACCTTCGGGCATCAGATTACGAGCGGCTTCGAAAGCAGCACTTACCCCCTCTGGCGACGTGACTTCTTCAGAGATGACCCGACCGTTACGGTCGAGTGCCTGAACAACAATGTCACCGGGAGCGGAATAATCTTTTACGGCGCTATAACCAAGGGCGATCTGCAAGGCCTTATCTGATGCACCGGCTGCAATAACTTCGCGCACTACGTCTTCGTCAGTAGAGACGATTGTGCCTCGGCCTGGGACAAATGCTGAATATGCCAGTGTTCCATTAATGCTAGCCGTCTTAACCCGGTTTTGCGGAGCGTTAAATTTTGGAGCGGCACCAGCAATCCACACGGCTTTTTTGCCGCTAGACGGATCAACCATCGCACGGAGCTGAGCGTCGATGTCGCCTTCAGACTCGGGAGTTGTTAAGCCAGCCGCCACATCGCCGAACTGCTCGTTGTTGATCTGCTGATCAACGCGCTGCCCGCGAGCTGTTTCTAGGAAGCCTTTAGCCTTTTCTACAATGTTGCCTACATTAGTAAGCACTCCTTGGCCAGGCTTCATAGACGACACAGCGTCTAGCGTTCCGCCTATAGCGCCACCAGCACCGCCAGGAGCAGCACCGCCAAAGAAACCAGCAAACGCAGCTTCTGCGAGACGCATCTTGGCGTCTTCTGCAGTAAATAGCGGGTCTAGGTCAGCGCGGTTTAGGACGCTAATGCCTTCTTGAGCTACTTCAGTGGTGGCTTCGATAGCACCGCCTTGGAGCGCACCGGTGCCTAACCGCTTCGCAAAGTTTGCAAATACGCCGCCTTCAACAGCGGCACGCTTAGTGGCTTGCTCGCCGATCAGCTTAAGTAATGCGTACTCACTACCGACGCCGATTGCTGCTTGCGGAATGCCGATAGCAGCGGCCCGTAGCGCGTTGGCCTGGTCAAGTGGCTGTCCGGCTTCGAGAGCCTCGGACAAATTGCTACCCGACATAGGCGCATATTCGGCAGCGAATGCACCACCTATAGCGCCACGCTTAGCGGCCGTGCGGAGAGAACCATAAGCCAGCTCTGCAATTTGTTGTTCGACAGGATCAGCAACGCCGTTGGCAGTACGCTCAACGGAGTCTTTTATGATTCGCTTGGCAACCTGCTTGTTGACCTGATTAAGTACGCCACGGCCGACGGCGGCTGTAATAGCACCGGTACCGGCACCCGCTATAGATAGCGCGGCTGATGGCAGAACCTGGCCAAAACTTTTGGTTGCCTGTTCAATAAACCCGCCGAATGTAGGCTGGTCTAAGAACTGTTCAAACGTATCGAGACCTTGTACTGGCGCTGCAGCAAACTCCTCACGGAGTCGAGCCTCTTGGATATTTAAAGCAGCGGCTTGTTCGTCCCCCATAAGGGTGTTGCCAAGCGCTTTAAAGTATTCAAGATCTGCTGTTAGTCCTTGAACACCGGACTCAATACCGGCGCTAAATACTTCTTGCAAGTTGCCAGGCGCAGTTGGTAGCTGCGGAGCGTTCTCCCCAGCAGCAAATCTTTGGAACTGCGCATCTTCCTCTGGAGTAGATGAGTACACGTCCCGTAAAAAAGACGTGAACTGATCCTCTTGCTCCGGAAGGACTAGTGTTCTTTCGGCCATGCGTTTAGTTACTGCTTAGCGTTAGCGGCGGCACGAGATGAAGCTATGTTATCGTTGATCACACCGGCTGTTGAAAGGATCGCAAACAACTCTGGACCGCCATCCATGTTCTGGATCTGAGAGGCTGTCAGCTCTTTACCCTGTTGTCGGCCAGTACTTCTATTAACGAGGTATAGCGACTTTACGCGTTCTACTCCGTCGCTTCCTTTTTCTTTAACAACTCGTACGTTTTCTAAACGCTGCGCCATAGTATCAACTGTAGGCTTATCGCCAAACCAAGAATAAAGGACGTCTTTAGCCGGGCCTAAAAAACCGCCGCTAGGCATCTCGTCAAATATGGTAGCAGCTGCCTGTGAAGCCTGCCCAATATGCACTTTATAGGCTTGCTGGGCAGCAACAGGATCTAGTCGGGCCATTTGTCCTATAACAAATTGGTTTCTAGGCTGAGATGCAATAGCCCATCTACGAGCATCATCTAGAGTTGTTTTTACTGGCTTACCATCTTCTGTACGATTGAGATTGTTGCCGCTCTCAACAAGTGTTCTGTCTAAAGCCTGTATATTCGCAAGCTTAACTTCGTTAGCAGACGTACTCGCACGAAGGCGAGCTGTCTCAAGATCAACTGCCATACGCTGTTCTTGTAGGTCCATTTCGCGACGGGCTGCGTCACTCAAGAACGGACTACCAGTTTCAGCGGTGTTGGCAATCATAGTAAGAAGACTTTGTTGCTGCGCTGGGTTAGTAGACTGCGCATAAGCAATAGCAAATGACCCAATGATCTCTTCTTTTGGGTGCGCCTTTGCAACCGCGTTAACCGAGCCAGCTCCAGACTCAGAAAGTCTTGCGCGCATGGCACGTACGTCTGTCTCAGAGAACTTAAGCTGCCCATTCTGAACCGCCGTAGCAATTTCGCCGGGCGACAGCTGCTTAATTTTAGACAGCACATTTTGTTCTAACGCAGCATAGTCAGTGGTACGCATAACAGGCGTGTAGCCGCCTGCCTTAATGAATGCTTGTTTCTTTGCGTCCAGGTCTTGCTGCTTTTTAGACCAAAAGCTCTTTGTCTCTGCGGTAGCATTTGGACGAGCAGAGGCTTCTTTAATGCGTTTGCTTTCTGTTTCAAAACCAGTCCAAACGCGTTCGTTTTCACCACGGATAAACTCGCCGCGTTGGGTGTTAAGATCCGTAATTTCCAATTCAAGACGTTCCCTTGCTGGGGAATCAACTGGCAGTTTGTCTGCTTCAGCGCGTTTTTTACTCAACTGAATATCTAGACCACGAACCTTATCGCTTGCCTTTATAGTTACTGGTACAGTAATGGGTGTTCCGCCAGTGCCTGGCAGCAATCTTTCTCGGTCTTCTCCCAACCTTGACGAAGAAAGACCGCCTTGCGTTTTAACTTCTGCTTCTACGCCGAGTTCTCTGGACAAGTTCCAAAGAAACTCCTGCTTCTGCTTAGGGTCTTTAATAGCAGCAAGCTGCGCAATAACCGTGCGGCTTGCTTCTACTGGTAGCCCGCTGGCGTCTACGGCATTAAGCACTGTACGTGCGCCGCTTCGACGCGCGTACACCGGAGACACGTTGCTAAACGCGTCGGCAATAGTTCCGCCAACGTTTCTTCCAACATTCAAACGAGACTCGGCGCTTGTGGCGCCCATATTTGAATTAGGAATAACGCGCATCTGAAGCGCTTCAATAGCAAGATCAACGCCTTCGTCGACAGACGTATTAATCACATTCTCGTTTGGCTCAGATCCGCCCTGTGCAGTAAACACTCCCTGGCGACCGTCGCTATATTGCCCGGTAGCAATTAGTCTGCCTTGCTTCAAGGCTTCTGGATCTACCCCAGTAAATCGGAAGTCTGTAGGGTCAAACTTCCCACGGTTTAAATTCTCTTCTGCTTTGTTAACGTTCAGGATGTCTGCGACAACGCCGATGTACTGACGGTCGCCGCTCTTAATACCTTTGGCCAAAGCCTCACGGTCGATGCTCCCATCGCGCTTGATGATGCCAAGGCTCTGCGCTCTGCCAAACACGCGGTCGGAATCTTCCGTTAGACGAGTCTTTGCGTTTGTACGCAGCAACTCAGTCTGCTGCTGTTGCGCTCTAGCATTTACATCTTTGTTGATGCCAAGCTGCTCTTGCTGAATCTTTAGCTGTTCATCTTCTCGAGCTGAACGCTGACGCGCCAGATCTAGCTCTTGTTCTTGCAAAAGCATAGCTTGCCGCTGGCGTGCGTTTTGTTGCACACCTTGGATACCAGCCAGGATTGCGCTACCAATATTGTCAGCCATGGCTTACCTCAGAATGCAAACGCAAGGATCGCTGCTGAAGCGAGCGAACCGATAGTTGAATAAGTATTGGCTTTAGACGCTGCTTTTGCCTGTGTGTAAGCATTTTTGCGAGCTGTAGCGTCCGCTGCTGCTGAACCAAGTTGCTGCTGCGAAGCGCGATTTACGCCCTGGCCAATGTTAATTAGGTCAGCAAGCAAGGCCGTGTTAGCTTCACGTTGAGCAATTTTAGCGTCATTAACTGACTGAATACCGCCGAGCGTATTAGCACGCTGCAAACGGAGTTCCTGCTGCTGGATTTGCGCTGGCGTTAGAGCAACTCCGTAACGCTGAGCATTGCGAGACGCTACGCCTTGCGTAAGCGCAGAAGCGGCTCCCACGTCTTTTCGGGCTTGCTCTATAAGAGTTTTATCGGTACGCGCTTTATTAATAAGCTCTTCTTCAAACCCACGGTAGTTCTTTACGTAGTCAAGGTACTCTTGACGCGTGAGGTTAGCGTACGCTTGTTCCGGGTCTGATACGTTTGGGAGCGAGACGTAAGTAGATCCGCCGCCGCCAGATACGGCTTGTTGCTGCCGCAAAGCTTCCATAACTTCAGGAGACAAAGTGGATATCATTTCTTAGCCTCGCGGAGCAAACATGCCGACTACTGGTGTAGAAACAAGATCAGACTTTTTAACAGTTGGGGTGGCTGCATTAAAAGCAGAAGCTCCTCCGGTAGGAGAATAAAACCCAAGCGGAGAAGTAGGTACGAATAATGGCGTACCACCTAACGACTGAGGTTGGTTTTGTTGCCCATACGTAGTGCTTCCGTACGTACTGTAGCGTAACCGATCGCCAACGCCGGTAACTAACTGGCCGGTTTTAGCGTCTTTTGGAGCGTACCATTTACCGCCGCTAGCGATGTTTTCGCCAGCCTGAGCAATAGCGGTCGATGCTATCTGGGCAGCAGCAGTTTGCTTAGCTTGAGCTACCTGCTGATTGGCGCGAGCGCGTTCCAGTGCAGAGGACGTAGCTAGCCGACTAGCTTGAGCCATGCCGGATTGAGCGTCAGCAGCTTGCCCGCGAGCAGTGCCGAGTACGCCTGTCTGCATAGTATTCTGAACTTGCTTGGCCGAAACGTTAGCGGTGTTAAGTTGGCTAGTCAGTGCTTGCGCCATATCGCTAGCAGCAGTGCTGCTAGTGGCTTGTTGAAGGCTAGGCGTAGAGATTGCCTGCATAACGTCTGCGTTAGCACGGCCACGAAGACTGGACTGTACGTCTTCGGTTAGCGATTTATCGCGCATCTCCTGCAGCAACGGATCGTACTTCTGTTTGAAGTACTCGTACTCCGCCATAGCAACTGAGGCGGAAGCTTTTTCAGCTTCACTTGGCTTATAGTCTGCTGCCTTCGGTTTGCTGCTCATAGTGCCCTCGTATATACAACTGTATCTACAGTCCACCCGTTCGTTTCCAAGTGCGACATCAGACCTAAAAACGGGGATCTTGTCTCTAAGTAGCTATACCCCGCTTCTCTGGCAACGCGCTCGAAGAACGACTGGTACCTAGATACCAAACTATTCCCCTTCTCCTTGGCCCACGCGAGCCAAAGAAACATTGTCTTCTTTCCGGTGAAGTTATCGACCTCTGTTGTAGAGACTACGAACCCTTCACTTGTAACCCACAACACGGCTTGTCCATTTACACACGCCGCGTACACATCTTCGGCCCGGTATGTCAAAGTCTTCGCGTTACGAAGGATCTCTTCTACACCTGGTTTAACCCAATCCCACTCCCTACGTATGTCAGATACGATCGGCTCAACCGCCGCTACCGTACCGGTTCCTACGACGTGAGAAAGAGGAGTGAATGCCGCCATACGCTACCTTCCTAGCAATTCCCGCATCAGCGTTTCGTGCGCGTCTGTCTGCTTGGGCTATGCCCTCAGCAAACAAAGACCCGTACACCTGTGCCCCAGCAAAGTCAGTCCAGTCTTTGCTAGGCAAACGCAATAAACGAAACAGAGCACCGTTGACGATGGTGTCGCGGTACTCCGACATCAGCTCGTCATCAGCGGTGGTAGAAGTTTGAGTGGGTTTCAGCTGCACCCGCAAAATGGTACTAGACGCTTTAGTTTCGTTTGGTACCGGTACCATCCAGAACAGTGACTGACTGGTCTTTACGAAGTACTCCGGAGTTCCACGATTGTCGGCGTCACGCCAGTTCTGCTTACGTTGCTCTAAGAGATTAGTGCTGATTGGCTCAATCTCTTTGCCGTCATGAACTACCCACATGATCTTGTGCACTACCGTATCGGTAGGCGGCTCAAGATCATATTCGTAGATGCCAGCAATTGTGGTAACAGGGTCTAATTCGGCTTGCAGCACAGCTGCTTTTTCGCAAAGCTCAATAACCGCTGCGCGGATATTGTTCTCGATAAGCGTGTCGGGGCAACCCGGCACCATCGGGATGATCTCTGGCAGGAGCGACTCATAGAGCGCCATGAGTTATTACCCCGCTACAGCTGGGACAGACGTTACTTGTCGGCTAGCGTCGAAGTTAGGCGAAGTAATAGCGTCTAGCTGCGCCTTACCGGTGATGGAAGACATAAACAGCTGGAAGTGCGAAGAAGCCCGCTGCTGGTTACCAGCATACTCAGCGTCCTTCATGTACGCCATATAGAGGACGTAGTTCATCACGGCGTTTGCAAAGATATCAGGGATATCTAAGTTCCCGTTCTGGGCAACCGTGGTCGGATTAGCCGAATAAATAATCTCTACGTACGACGCTGCTGGCGACGCAACGCCGGGGTACACGTAAAAGTTACGTGGGTTTGCCTCGTCGTAGATGTAATGTTTGATAACCGCAGCATGCGAAGCATCACCGGCTACGAGCGGATCGTGCCAGTCTGGAGTCTGAGCATCGAGCACTTCGCGCGAAACAATACGGACAGCTCGTTTGCCTACGCCGTTTGTAGCGGCGGACATATTTCGGACAACGCGAAGAAGTCGATTACCGTCGCTAGGGATCTCCTGCTTGGTACCGGCTACGAGGGTAATAGTAGTGTTCTTAGCCGAAGCGTCCGGCTTTAAAAGGGCGATTTCACGCTGGGCATCATTGACCCAGAGTACGAGTTCATCCACCACTGGCCAACGAACACCCGTGGTGTCCTGCAGGGTCTTTTGAACTCGGTCAATAACGCTTTGTACGGTGACAGCCATGGTCTACCTCACGAATGAAGGAACGCCTCCCAAGCCGCTTCTCGATCTTCGGTGCTGACTGTTCGCCCGACAACGCGGTTCAATGCGGCTGCCTTTGGCGCTCCGTCAGACTTGAAATCATCTGGGTCGCCGCTCTCAACGAGCTTTTCGATCCCAGTAATAACATCATCCAGCGTATGGACTTCCTCGAACTCTTCTACGGAAGGGACATTATCTATCGTTATGCCTGAGGGTTCTGCTGCTGGTTCGGGTTTTTTATCAGTTGTTACCTGTTTCGCTCCCTGCTGAAGAGCTAGTAATCCGATTTCATCAGATACCTCTCGCTCAACACCCGGAAGAAACAAAACGCAAGCACCGCTGAGAGTAGCTACCCGAATTTCTCGGTCTGAAATGACCTTCACAGAACCTCCTGGTACAAAGAGCGGGGAGCCCCCTCCGAAGAGAGGGCCCCCCTCACAGCTTAGACGGCCGTGTCGAGCGCGATCACGCCAAAGTCTTGGACGTTGGCAGTGACATCGCTGTTGTACTTCGGCTTGCGGAGACCGAAGATCTTACCGATCGAGATACCAGACTGGTTCTGGTAATCGAAGGTGTCTTCGACGATTTCCGGCAGACCGATGTCGGCCATAGCAAGAGCCTGAGCGCCACAGAAGAGAGCACGACCGCCAACAACGTTGGCGTTAGCACCCCACTTGTAGCCAGCGGCACCAGCATTCGCCGAGGTACCAGTCGTTGCGCCAGCAGTGTTAAACACATGGCGGAACTCGTGGACCATCACACCGTCGACCATCAGCGAGCTCGAACCAGCGAACAACTGGTTGCTCGGGCCACGGATGCCAGCGTTACGCACGTTGGCAAGGAAGTCCGAATCGAGCTTAAGGGCCGCCATCTGCTGCGGCGTCACGAAGAGGTGGAACACCTCGTCGTTACCAGCACCGCGAACACCACGGACGTACTGGTCCTTAGCGTAGGCCTTCAACTCAACCACATGACGATACTTCAGCACGTCGGCCGAAGTAATCGCGGTCGTGTCACCGGCAACGATGTCGTTGCCTGAAACGCGCAGGTGGCGAGCAGCGGTCGGGGCCGACACATCCGAAGCGAACTCGAGGTTCGACAGGTTCTGACCAGAGGCCAGCACCGGGCGGAGACCACCGTTCGTCTTGTGCGTGTAAGCAACACCGGCGAGCGTCAAGAACGCGAGCTGGTCCATACGATCGGCCATCGCGTAGGCGAGGGCGTCACGGGACGTCTCACGGAAGTTCACGACCGACTTCTGATCAGCGAGGCGACCAGCGATACGGTTCGCAAAGCGCAGCTGATCGAGCTCGATGGTGATGTCGTAAGCGCGGAGCGCCTCTTCATTGCCCTCAAGCGAGCTGTCGCCCGTCACGCCGTCACCGGTCATGTCGGCCAACAACGTGATCACGGCCTTCGTGCCCTTGTCGGACTTCGTCAGCTCGGTGACCCGCTGGATCATCGCGTTAGAACCCGAACCAGCGAACTGGTTCACAAACGACATATTGCGAGCGACGCGCCAGAAATCACGGCTCCACGCCGTGAGTTGTTCACTAGTCAGCGCCGCAAAGTTAGTAAGAGCCATTTGGCTTCTCCTTGATATTGCGTTTAAAAATCCAGTAATGCACCTGCATTACCAGCCTCTACAGCCGACTTTATGGAGCGGCTAACCCGTTTCCCCGTATCGTGGGGTCACGACTTAGCGCGTATTTACGAGGCGCGACCTCGGCACGTTTAACGCCATTGCAGGCGAAATCTCAAACGTTTTTAGCGTGTGCGACACGGCCAGATATCGTTCCGGCGGACGAATTCAGTTGTAGATTAGCAACACGAATAAAAGTTCGCAACTACTATCTGTATTTCGCTGTCTTTTTTGCAATCCGCTTAGGCTGCTTAGAGAACTGCTTCCCGCTAGCCGTAGCTTTACGCTTATTGCGCGTAGTAGCAGCGTACTCCTGCGGGCTTAACGCATTACGCGCGGCTCGGGGGAGATAACGCTCCCCCGTAGCCTTGCTACCCTGGATGCTGTTCTTACCAGACCGGGTGCCCCAGTCTTCCTTGGTCCACTTCTTGAGCGACCGCTGGGACTTGGCTAACCCCATGAGTTAGTCCTTCCCCATCTTACGAAGCGTCATGGCAAGGCGGGCACGCTGTCCCATCTTGCCGGACTTTTTGGCTGCTTTGCGAAGTTGCTTGGCGGGGATCTTTTCCCCCTTCTTAACACCGAGTGACTTTCGCAACGCACCGGGCTTTTTAATAGCCCCGCTAATCCAGTTCTTAGCCATTACTTGTAGCCTCCACCTGCTTTTTTGTACTGCACGGCCAGCATCTGCGCCTTCCTGGCGCTCCACTGTCCTGGTTTACCGCCTTTACCGCCAGCCTTGATGCTCTCAAACAGTCGTTTTCGCATCGTCGGCTTAGTGTAATTACCGGCGGAGTTAACGCTACTTTTCTTAGTAGCCATATCCTTTGGCCTTCTTAGCAGGGGCCTTCTTCTTGGCGGCTCCCTTCTTCATCGGACCTTTGTGTTTAGCACCTTTCATCATGGTGCCATCCGGCATTCGATGCATATTCTTCATGCGAGACTCCTTTACCATTTGACCTTGTCAGCCCAGTAAGCAGCCGACATTTTGCCCTTAGAAATATTTGATGCATGACGAGCTTTGAACGACTCGCGACGCTTACGGTAAGCAGCTGACTCCCCCTGCTTCTTGGGGGAGCCGCTAACGCCCTGCTGACCGAAGCGAATCGTCTTCACTTGGTCTCCGGACTTCGCCACAACTACGTGACTTTTGGTCGGATGGCTAGGGGTACGCTTAGGTTTGTTGTAGCCAGACACACCGGCTCTGGCGAGCCTTGGATCACGGTTAGCCATTAGACAACGTCTCCACGTAAGCGCTTCAAAGTAGCTGCTGGAAGCGCGTTAAACTCATCTTCGCTCAGCGACATGATGTCAAACGCCTTCTCCCCGCGTGCAGCAGAGCTTTCGCCCGGCATATCAGGCGGCTGAGCCTCAGCGGCCTTCATCTTACGGGCCACTTCAGCGCGCTTTTTGGCTACTTCATCAACGGCAGGCTTAGCAGCAGTCGGTGTTGAGCCAAGAGACGGCTCAGCCGGTGCGCCGGGGTCCAAACCGTACTCACGAATGACGAATTTAGCCGCCTTTGACAGCGCAGCAACCGGGTTGTCACCCTTCACGATGAACGCGTCACGAAGATCGATGACTTCCTGGGTGTACTTTTCGTTGAAGTCGGAACTTGCGCGGTCAAAAACCGGGAAGTTCGTCTCCAACTCGGCTGCGGCCTGCTGCAAAGCCGACATCTGCTGGCTCTGAGTGACCTTCTGCTCCATTTTTTGGGTCAGTTCGTACTCAAGCTGGGCACGTTCCGCCTGACGAATCTCCTGACGGAGGGCTGCGGCCTTCTCATGCTGCCCATCTAGCACCAAATTCTGGTACTCGACCTCTTTTGCAGCAAATTCGTAGGTACTCGGAGCGTTTTCGGCTACGTTTTTTGCAGCCATGAGGTCATCAAGCTGCTTTTGTAGAGCCTTCTGCTTCGCCAGCACCTCATCGAGGCGTGACTTCGGCACCATCGGCTTCTTTTGCTCCGGTTCGGGGGCAATTTTTGCCTCCGGTTCGGCGGCAATTCCTGCCTCAGGCTCAGGAATGCTAGGCGCTTCGACCGGTTCTTCAGCTTTCAGCTCAACTTTAGGGGCCTCAGCAACCGTCTCCTCAGCAACTTCTGGCTCTTCTACCGGCGCAGCCGCCTTAGGCTCTTCGCCAAGGCCAAAGTTCAGATCAATCGAGGGACTTTGAGCGTCCTCAATCGGGTCTGAACCAGGCATACGATCAAGAGTAACTTCCTTCTTATCCTCGGACATGATCAATCTCCTATTGCGGGGTAATCGGCCGCATCAATGGGGCGGGTCGCGATGCGGCTTGTGTCTGCGTCTTTGCAGCGGTCTGCATTACGGTGGCAGCGATGCGAGTCGCGGCAGCGGTCTCCTGCTGCGAGCGGCGAGTCTGGTTGGTCAAGTTGGCCAACTCACGCCGCAGCTGCAACTCCTGCTCCTTCATAGCGATCTGCGCCTGCAGATCGGCCATCTTGAGCTGCGGTTGGACGTCCGCCACATCCTGGACCTTGGCGATGTTGATCGCCGCCTCGGACTGCAGCTTCTGAACTTCCGCCTGCATCTTCGCCAGCGTGAGCTGAACCTGCTGCATGGCAATCTCGTTCTGGGCTGCTGCGGCTTCCTGCTGTTCCGGTGTCTGCTCGACGCCCGTCATCATGCGAATGCGCTTGGCAAGCTCACCCTTACGGGCAAGGTGGCTGTACTCAATGATGGCGTCATCAGGAATGGCGACACCAGCCAGACGCAAGTTGAGGGCTTCGGCGAACTGCATCTCGTCGAACGAGTCGCGGGCCGGGGCAGTACCAATAACGACATCGTACTCACCAAGAGTGAGGTCGTTGATCACGCGGCCTTCCGGAGTCATCTCGTTCAACACGAGCGGCTCGCGGGGCTTGAGCGGATCATCTTCGTTGGTAATCTGAATCACTCGCTGTTCAGTATAGAACTTCTGAACGAGGTTCAGCACCTTCTCTGCGAGATAATGCCGAGTCTTACGCAAGTTATCGAGCGGCACCTGAATCATGATGACGCCGCGATTCTGCTTGGCCTGGATCGCGATACCCGAAACCTCAGCGCCGTCAGACCCAAGCATGGAGTCGTTCACGCCGCTAATAGTCTTAATGTTGATCGCCGCCTTCTGGCTAATACGATCAAGTCCAGTCGGGATCTGGTTCGGCTGAATTTTGACCGGCGGCTGCGAGCCACGGTTGTACTCCAGAACCAAGCCGGTCTCTGCACCGTGCTCTTCAAGGTCGTCAGCAGTCATACCGACAAGCGATCCGCTCTCCACCATCCAGCCGCTGTTGGCAGTGGTGTTGACGATATGCAACTCCTGGCTGGCAATCTTGTTGAGCTGCTCCTGCGGCGAGAGCAGGTTACGCACCATCCCAAAGGGACGACCGCGTCGGAAGTACGCAAAGTACGGCACGATGGTGAAGTCATCGTACGGTGACCAGTCGTCATGCAACACGATCTTGTCGCAGGTGACGGTCCAACGCACACGTCGAACCACCTTAGAGATAATGCTCAAGCCGTACTGCTTGGCAAACTTCTTAGTCTTTTGATCGTTCCAGTTCTCAGGCACTTCACGCTGGTCGCCGGTATTCGGGTCAACGAAGAAATCCGCGCGGCCCATCTTACGATACTGACGCGAGATCACGCGCAGTGCGCGGACATTGCGATAATCTTCGTTTCCTGGGATAGCGGCACCCAAGTAATCCTGCGACGTATCCGTCTTACCATAGCGGGTCTCTTCGTATTCGATGGAGTCCCGACCAAAACTGTTGCCATTCTCGGCTACGAAGCGAAGCGCCTCAGCCTTGTCCTTACCGTAGAGTTCCTCGATCTCATCGAGCGTCATCCACTTGGTCTCGAACACCTCGTTCCAGGTCTTCGGGTCGTACTCCTTCGCATCCGGGTCAATCAGGATGTCAATAGGATCTTTGGCCGTGATGCGGATCTCACCTTCGACGTGATCACTGAAGTCCATACGAACGTCAAAGTAACCACGGCCATCCATGATGAGACCGTCGCTGAACACCGTCTGCTCAACCCAGTCGAGCTTGTTATTGTCAGCGATCTGCATGTACAACTTAGTCAGCACGCTCGCTACGTCCTGATCACCACCACGGCGCGGTTTGAACTGCACGTCGGCACGGCGCGTGGACTGTTCTCCGAGGACAGTGTTCACTGTCGGGAGTACGGTGTTAATGGTCAGTGCCGGGCGGCCTTCTGCCTCCAGCTTAGCCAGATCAGTCTCGTCCCACTGATCGCCGCGATAGAACGCGTCGCATTTCTTAGCCATTTCGACGTACTGCAGGTGCCCGTTGTCTCTGGCCCGGACGTACCGGTTCCACTGCTGCTGGGCAAGCTGCTGTTCTTCGATCGAAGGGGTTTTGATCTTAGCCATGGTTTACGCACTCATCGCGGATTTTTGGCGGGGTCCGCGAGTAAGAGATAGAAGTTTGTCCCGCCAAGACTGTGTATGGACTACTGGAGCTTGATATGTAGAGAACTCAGACATCATGAGACCAATCCACGCCAAGGCGTCTACCTGGTCATCATGCATACCGTTCGGGAACCTAAGAAGTTCCGCAATCAACGGACCAGTGAACGATGCGTCGCGAGGGAAATACACTTTCCCCTGCTGCATGCGTCCTTGGATGGCTCGAGCACGCGCTTCTTTATCGCGCCGCCCAGTCTTAAGATCTTTGAAGTACGCCTCAAACAAGCCGCGCTCACGCACGCGCTTTTCTAGGAACGGGCCTAGCGCCATTTCGATGTGGCTCTTTTCGATACCTACAATCGACGGCTTCCACTGGATGTACAGATCAAGTATTCGTTCGACAAGTTCGAAGCCGTCGAACCGACCGCGCACGCAGTCCATGACGAACATGTCGTCATACTCGTTGATGCCAACTACTATCCCGACGCTGTAGTCGTTACGATCGTTCTTACCGATCGCCAAGTCCCACGCGCAGTAATACCGCATGGAGTCCTGGTCAATCTCGTCGAAGTCGTAGTAGTTAATCATGCTGCGAGTGAAGTACTGGCCGTCGTCAGCAACAGGGTTTTGCTGAAAGAGCGCCGACCAGTCGCGCGGGCCTACGGCTTTTTCGATGCGCCTGAGCGCTTGGACGTCGTACCTTTCGGGGTGGAGAGCTTCTCCCGCCTTGCGGAATTCTTCGTCTTCTTCGGCGATGGCGGGATATCTGACAACTTCCCACTCGTCTCCACCTTGAGAACCCGCTTTAAGAAGTCGACCAGCCAAGTCATCATCATGCCACCTCGTTAGAATGACCAACACGCCACCACCGGGAGCAAGACGGGTGTACGCCGTTGACGTATACCAGTCCCAGTTAGCATCCCGATTGTTCTGGCTCTCGGCATCTTCCCGGTTCTTCACCGGGTCGTCGATAACGAGAACGTGAGCACCTTTTCCCGTAATACCGCCACCGACACCAGCGGCTACGTAGCCACCGCCATCTGTCGTTAGCCATGCTTCAGCGCTTTGACTATCCGGGTCCAACCGCGTTTGAAAAATTGCTTTATAGGACGGTTCACGAAGCACCTGACGTACCTTACGGCTAAAACCCATCGCAAGCGAACCCGAATACGAGCAGCTAATAAACTCATGCGAAGGGTTACGACCCAGATGCCAAGCCGGAAACGAAATAGAAGCAAGCGTTGACTTCCCGTGACGCGGCGGCATAAAGAGCATAAGCCGTGGAGACTTTTGGTCCACCACGTCGCGAGAAAACTGTTCAAGTCGTTTGCAGACATCTTTGTGCACCCAACCCGCGTTGTAGTCCGGATTGAACTTCTCGACGAACGGTAGCAGCCGCTTACGCGACAGTATTCGTTCGGCTAGTTCTTTCCGCGCCTGTTCCTTTACATCGAACTCTTTCTTAGCTGCCTCTGACAGTGGTTCGTTGTCGGGTTTCACCTGCACTGGGTTAAGCAGCGCGTCCTCCGCGTCAGCAAGACAATAGACGCACACCCCTTTATGCTTACCAGAGTACAAGGTCTCCGGATGGAGCTTCTTGCACTTCAAGCACTCAATAGTTGGGATCTCGTCTGTCAAGGCGCGTCAGGCTCCAAGTAACCGACATCCTTACCAGCCAGCTTCAACAACTCTTCGTCAGTCATCCGCTCTATCTGAGCGGGGTTCAAATTTATGTTGACCTGCATGGCGGTGTCTGGGGCCGTTAGCCCGTGCAGCTTCACCAACGAGTCAACCGTGTTCTTCATCTCGGTCGCGTTCACTGCGGCGTTGTACGCTTCCAGGTACATCTGGTGCGCGTGCGTCCTGGTGAACTTGACCTCTTCCCGCATCTGCTCCCGAAAGAAGTTCAGAGCCTGAACTACTGCCGGGCGCTTAGCCGCATCCAACGCCGTCTGATAACTTGCGTACCCAGCTGCACGGCCAGCAGCGGCAATCGTCATGCCGCGCGCCATGTATAGAACCAGCCGCTCCTGCTGCACGGTCAGAGCTCCAAGCGTCAGCCCCATGTATGGAGTGAGCGCCTGGAACTCAGTATGGGACATCAACTCATCAGTCTGAGCTATGTCAGTGGACAGGGGTGCCTGGTTCTCTGATTGAATCGGCAAGCTCTCCAACAACTTCTTCATCCAGATAAACAAAAACCGGTGCCCGATCCCCTAGCTCATGCAAGCGGATCCTGGTCAGGTATTCGTGAAGAGATGTGGGATTAGGGTCGATAGAGGCGACGATTGCCTCAAATATCCACCCGTCGTACACCAACACTTCGTGGCCACCTCGGTATGCCGTACCGATAATGGCATCTTCGAAGCCCTCTATTGCGAACACCTGGACTTTCGGCAGCATTTATATTAGCCCTGCTCCTGTCTAATCACAAGAGTACTGGTAAATTGTCTTCACCCACCAGTACAGCATGTCGTTGCTTAAGCTCTGTTTTAAGAGATTAACCCGTAGAGCAACGAGCTGCACGTTTCCCGGTATATACCCTTGCTGGCTGTCTATTCGGTCGATGCTTGCGTTAAAGTCCTTGGCTCCCGACCCGTCGTTATGGTGAGTGAGCACTACTCCTGATATCGCACAACGGCCTTCTTGCCGTTGCCAGAGATCAATGAGGTACTCGGCGGTTACCTCGTAGTCCGTGAACCCACGACTACGGCTCTTACTTTTGCTCGTAGATACGAGATTCGTTAAGTACGGTTCGTAGCCCGTGGACCGTTGTTGACGGCGCGTGGCTTGATTACAGGGGCGGCATATTGTCCTGAAGCCGCCTTTCATAGCCTCGAAACTCGCTATGGGCAGGTCCGTCTGGCAGCGAGCGCATGTCTTAGTGTCTGACACTAGTACAACCTACCCGGAAAATCGACCGTCGATCTCCTGCGCCGGGTGAAGTTGCCGGAGTATACCCTTGATTCCGCAAAAAATTTCTATAGAAAAATTTTGCAGAAAAAATTTCTATAGGAGGGGGTATGCGTTTTTCTATCTATTTTGCTCACTCATAGTCTCCCCCCTCGCCTCCAGCACCAACCCCTTTCCCGGAATTTAGCCATTGGAACCTTGTTTTTAACCAGAATCGTGGAACCTTGTCGCCCAGTAACCCCCCAGCGTCAACGCTCGACACTTCGTGTCTCGCGGTCAGTGACTATTGTGTATCTGTCAATTAACTAGGAGTAATTACTCATGGACAACCAAGCCAATACAACCAACAACATCAACGACAACGAACAACCGGACCAGATGTATCTCGCTGCTGAGAAAGCAAAAGAAGCATCCAAGTCTGTCATCACCTACGCTAAAGAGAAGCCTGACATGGCAGCTCTATTCGTCCTAGGCGTACTCAACCTCTTCAGCTAATCCAATCGGGAGGGACCTCCAACCTCCCATCACTAACCACAAGGAACTATCCAATGACCCTCACCAGCGGCAAGACATCACTGGCCTTCAGCATCCTCGCAAACATCACCTTCCTCGGCTCGTTCTTCACTGAGCCCCCGGTTAGCCACTCACTCATCATCGCTACCGGATTAGCCGTTATCGGCACCCTCGTATCACTGCTCTCCAACGACTAACAACTATCCACTGACCACGGTCAACATACCGTGGTCAGTTGTTGTTTGCACGCAACACATGTCATGTGCCAGTGGACAACGGTCGTGTGCTCATGGCCAGTTGCCCGTGATCCGCTCACACAGGCATGTGTGCAGTGTGTGCAGCGATTACGGTTTGTGTGCAGGCATGTGTGCAGGCAAGTTTGTTGCAGACAAACGCATGCAAGTGCCTGATTTACAAACACTTTAACCCTGCGATAACGAAATGTGTGCAGTGTGTGCAGGGTTTTTACCATTTTTAAAACGGGGTGCAATTTGAAAAATACAACATGTTGTTTTTCTTGCGAACTGAAAAAATGCCTGCACACAGTGAACACACATTGATTTATAAGGAAAAATGCCTGCACACACACCCTCGTTTGCTGCACACATTGCCCTGTTTGCTGCACACATTTAGACCCTTAGCTGCACACAGTCTGTGGATAACTCAAACTAGTGGTTAAAACTGACCACTAACCACTGTTCACTTATACAGGACAACGCTCATCGGTTCCCGATTCGCGGTCAGATGTCCTATTGATTCACTTATGTAACAACCAGAGGTATCAACCATGTCCGAGCCACAGCAAATTGATCTATTCGACCCAATGGTCATTTACTGCGACGACGCTCCAGTCGTTAACCTCGATCAGTTCTTCATGTTAGTAACTAAGGATTTTGCTAACACGTTCCCCCACGGCACGCTTGCCGTCAGCCCACCTATCCCACTGCGTTCAGGCGCAGGCTGGTATGTCGGACGTGCCGGGTTCAACTTCGACGAAGTAACTAACCGTTGGTGGTACGAGCCGTACGACCGTATTTCGGACTACTACCAAACAGAATCTGAGGCTGCTGACGTAGCCTCTTGGCACCGTTGGGGAGCAGGACACCCATCCATATGAACGACACACAGTGCTACGTACTGGCGGTTGACTCACTGCAACGGGCCTTGAGCTCGTTGCAGTCCTCCCCAGACCAAGACTCCAAGGCCATGTATGAAACCCTTCGCCTCACCAACGAAGCAGCCCATGCCATCTACTCCATGGCGCACATGCGCATGATGGCGGAGGAAAAGCTGCGCGAACTTGAGACTCCAACCGAGGAGTTCTGAACGCTCGCGCGTTCCGCGCTCGCGGTCGGTGCAACCAGTGATCCAACTAACAGGTACCAGTATGAAACAGTTGCAATTACCACTAACAACTAACCACGCACAACGGATCACTCACAAACTACAACAAGCAATCCAATATGCTAAGGAGCACCCAGATGAAGTAATGCTCGCACTAATGACTATCCTGTTATTAGACATTGAAGATGACTTAGACGATGTCTCCAAGTAACCAAAGGATACTTAACCATGGCTTCAAATCCGTATACGGTTCTAAATCTAAACACTGTCCACTGGGATTGGCTCGTTGATCACGAGAACCAGTTGGCTAACCACGAATCATCAGACGTTGATATCGATACAGCGTTTGACGATGCAGACAATGCCAGCCAGTTGGCAAAGCTGCTTTCCGACTACAACTTAACAACCATAGGTAACTACAATGACCGTTAAAGATCAGACTTTCATCCCCAACGTCATCGGCTACATGTCCGAGAAAAACACCACTATTGGCTCCATAGCCAAGTACGTGGAGTCTCAACAAGCGGACGATCCGCTCGAGCGTATTGCTCTTGCATTCTTCCGTTTGCAGCGCGCTCGTCAGGCTGCAGTGACCGCCGAGCTTGAGCAGGGAGTCCCGGTTGAGGGACCGCCGTTCAAGCCGGAGCGTTTGCTCAGCTTCATTCAGTCCATCATGAACGGTGTCTGCTGGGCCGCTCGCCGCTTGTATGTGGCGAACGACAAGCAGGAATTCGGCAACGGCATCGACTTCTCACAAGACGTCGGTGACTATGTCGGAGTCTACGCTACGAACGAGCGTATCCCCGAGCTGGTGGATAGCGACTTCATGGCGCTCACCCGCCTGCACACTTTGCTCGCCGCCAAGATGGCGTACCTCACCGACATCGCTCCGCTCTACCACTTCGAGCAGCGCGCCAAGGACGAGGACGGCAACTGGTACGTCGAGACGGTGTGTAACTCGTTCTCGCAGGCCATGCCGGTTATGGACGACATTGTCGCCCGTCTCCAGCAGGAATCCGAGGCTAACGAAGTTGCTGATTTTATGAAGCAGCTGCGCGCCGCGTAACCAAACCCTAGAGAAGGTTGGTCGTCACCCTTGACCAAAACGACCACGGTCCCTCCCCGTCGCTGATACCTCGGCGGGGAGGGATCAACTTCTGGCCGCCAGGGAGACAGTGTGCCATGACTAATGGCCTAAAAAACCTACTGACACAGTTATCGACTGAACAAAAGTTAGCTTTAGAGATACACGAAATCATGCACGCTGTGCTTACCCATTCTAACACCAAGTTAAAGAATCAGAAGTTTTACAACTACTCAGTACAAGAGCTTTACGACTTTTTGCAACGTGCCGATACCAACGGCTAGTGTGACGCGCACGATGAGAAACGGGATGGTTTCCCGTAGCGTTCTCCCCGGTGAATTCCGGCGTTAGCAGCACGACAGTCCCCTGTGGTCGGGATGCGGATACCACATTGCGTTAAGTGTTTGTGGTGCGATGACAAAGACCGCCGCATAGGGGAAGCACTTCATATATAATTACCGAACCGGAAGTTTAGGGCCTGGCCAGCAGTAATGTATGGCCTCCACCGGATGCTTGGAGAAGGCTAACCCTCTATCCAGCCCTGACTTCCACCTACCACCACAGCCCGTTTGGCCACCAGGTCAAGCGGGCTTTTTTATTCCCAACACAAAAGGACAACCAGACAATGGCATCTCTCAACACAAAACAAATCATGAAGACTGCACTCGATGACCTCGTTGCGCAAGGCATCGACAGCGACAACTTGTTTGACTTCATCAGCACCGTAGCCGGAACACTCGGCTTTGTATTCGGTGCACTCCACGTATCTACCGAAAAGAAGATCCCGCTAGAAGAAATCGACCTACAGATCGACAGCATGTCTGAGTTCATTAAGTCATGTGCCCGACGCACGACTGAACTCACCCCGCCCAAAGCTAACTAATCATGGATACCTGCAGCACCTGCAAATACTGGCGTCGGTGGAAACATAAAGTCACCGACCAAGCCACGTTCACATCTCGCATGGGCAACTGCAACATGGTGATGATGTGGTGGGACGCTAGTGAATGGCTCGAAGAAGAGCCGTTCACTCGAGAAATCAACCCGAAGTTTGCGCACAAACGAGCGTTCGTCCAGGACGCAAGCGACTACAGCGCATGTCTTTACACCCGTGAAGACTTTGGATGTATAGATCACAAAAGGTAAAACCATATGCATTGGAACCACAGAATAGTAGTACAACACAACGAATACCTCGGAGGAGTAGAAACAACCTACCACTTTAAAGAGGTGTTCTACGAAGACGACGGTACTCCCACAAGCTACAGCGACCCGTTTATGTGCGGTGACAACCTGGAAGAACTCCAGTCTTTAGTTAACCGACTACAAACAGCACTAAGCCACCCAGTATTAGACGACTCTATTTTCAAAGAGGACTAACCATATGAAACAAGAATACCGATTCATCGTATTTGAGTCCCAGTCCCCACTATATGAAGAAGACCCCTTCATAGCATTGTGCGTAGTCACTTACGACGAACAGGGCAAACTGTTCAAGTTCAACTACCCAATGCACACGTTCGACAACATCGAACAAGTAAACACATTTGTACTAGATATCATGCGTGCCGCCCAGCTTCCCATGCTGCATGTTAGTGACTTTCCAGTGTCAGCGTTCGACGACGAAGACATTGAGTTCTAACTATGCTGAAAGCACTCCGCGCTTTTATTAAAAGGATCAACTCTATTAAAGACTATGACTGGCGTCATGTGCCGCCGCCCAACTGGGCATGCAAACGCAGCGGCCGTGACTACTGGTAACTATCATGAAAAAACCAAACGTAATACCACCAGGAAAAATACTAATCGACTACGACATGTACAACAGTGTGCTACTCCTAGCAGAGTTCAACGGAGTGGAATACGTAAACTACGAAGTCATACAAGACTTTCCACTTTTACCTGCAAACAAACCACGAGTTACTAACAAACTACGTAACTTTTTCCACAGTGACACTATTCTTTTCTCTAGAAAAAACTCCAACGTAGTGCATCAAGCACATGAGTACGTAAAAGCTAATAAACACAGATTCCCCGAATACACATCCGAAGAACACAAACAACACTGGGTAGGACTATGGCAAGTAAATATGCATGCCAATCGTGTGGCATAACTTTCGAAGAAGACGAAATAGTCCCTGTTCACGAAGGCAACAACGTGCACTACGTAGGCGACGGCAGATATCTTGAAGACGTCGAATACGACGGTTGCCCATACTGCCTAAGCATTAGCATTGATCCAATAGAAACTGACGACGAATAACGGAGCACTAACAATGTTCTTTCTATCCGGCTTACTTGCAGCTCTAGCAATGATCTTTTTGCTACTTAAACTTAACCTACGACGTATCGCAAAGTACGACATCTTCCTGGACGTAGTACTTACGTTCTTCTTTATCTGGATCTTTGCCGGTACTTTCGCCGGTATGATGGCTGGCCTTTGGGCCGGTGCACTCATATCCATATTCTTGTGGTGGGCTAAACGTAGCCTGCCGCAAGAAGAACTCAAGTGGATCAAGACCAAGCGTTTTCCGTATCGGAAGCTAGCTTGGGTAACGATCATTAAAACCAAAAACCGTTAACTAACATCTGGCCTCTGGCCGGTTGCAGACTTCAGCCCCCCTGAACCCAGCTCTTGGTGACCAGTGCAAGCCAAGAGTCGTTGTCTGTAACTGGTCAGAGGTTAGACCTATCGCATTACTTAAGGAGTAAACAATGCGCACTATTCGTCCATCACAACTCAAGTCCGAACTAAAAGCCAACGCCTTAGCCCGCGTGCCAAGCATGATCTGGGGCCCGCCAGGCCTCGGTAAATCTCAGATTGTTTATCAATTTTCCAACGACCTATACGCCAAGGTCTTCGAGCTTCGTGCCAACTTGTTTGACCCCGTCGACGTTCGCGGCGGTCTCAAAGTAGTTGAGCAAGCCGACGGCTCGTACCGAACTCGTTACGGCGTGCCTGAGGATTACCCCGACACTAACTACCAGGGCACCGTCGTGCTGCTCATCGACGAGTTGCCTAACGCACCTAAAGCTACGCAAAACGCGTTGCTGCAGTTGACGCTCGATCGCAAGATCGGCACTTACGTTCTTCCAGAAAACACCATCATTGTTGGTGCAGGTAACCGTTCGCAAGATCGTGCCGCTGTGCACGAGATGCCAACGCCTGTTAAGAACCGCTTCGCGCATTACACGCTCGAGGCAAACATCGACGACTGGGTAGCCTGGGCGCTTCGTAACAAAATCGACGACAGCATCATCTCGTTCCTTCGTTACCGTCCGAGTCTGCTTCACAGCTTAGACGCCAACGACTACGCGTTCCCGTCGCCCCGTACCTGGGAGATGGTCAGCCGCAAGTTGCCGCATATGAACGACATGTTCTACGGCGTTGCATCGCTTGTTGGCGACGGCCCGGCTGGCGAGTACTTGGCTCACAAGGCAATCCACAAGGATCTGCCTGACATCGAAGAGCTCATCAAGAACCCGTCAACCAGCCACGTTCCGAGCGACCCATCAGCTCTGTACGCAATTGCCGGTGCGCTGGCATCACGCGTAGACCAGCTGAACTTCGACGCGATCATGCGTTACAACAGACGTTTGCCACGCGAGTTTCAAGTAGTTCTTGTCCGCGACTGCTTGGCTAAAGAACGTACTTTGATTAACGAAAAGTCATTCAAGGACTGGACCACTGCTAACGTAGAAGTAGTCATCTAAGGAGAATCACATGGCTTCTGTACGATTAACTAACGAAATCCGTAGCGATATTCATCGTAACGCTATGGAAGCTTTCAAGGTTGCCAAACCTATGCCCAAGCCTACTACTTGGCTTTGCGACCGAATCCGCGACGGCATCATGGGATCCGAAGCGTATAAGGTTCTTAAAGATATGTACGAGACACGCAACCGCTATACGTTCACTTCGCTTGGCGGAGTACCTAACAACGTAGCTCAGACTGCTGACGCTGTTGTTAACCTATCTTCTAAAACTAACTTTGGCACCACGTCTTTTCCTGACGGTACCAACAAAACTATTCCGATTGAGATGGTACCTCAGATCAAGCTTTTCCGAGGCTCGTCCTGGGGCACAGCAGATTTCTGCTTTGAGGACTTTAGTGCGCAGACGCGTGCAGATCTTGCTGGCCCTTTGCAACAACTTTCTAAAGACATTGTTGATCACTATGCTGAACAGCATGACTATTCCAAAAAGATCAAAGATCTTTTGGACGCTTGCACAACAGTTAAGCAATTGCTTACTACCTGGCCAGCAGGCGAATCGTTTGTTCCGCACGAGCACAAGACGCGCATGTACACCAAGGTTACTCGTGTCGAGCGTGCCAAACAGATCCGAGAAGAAGTTCAATTCGACGACTCATTTGTAAATGAAGTAGTACTTACCGCAAAACTAGTAGGAGGCTAACATGTCTGCTGAAAGCGCACTTATCAAGGCGCGATCGCAACTGCTCATGGAACAGCCGTTCTTCGGAACGCTGGCCTTGAGACTACGCCCCGTTGAAAAAGAGGACGTAAAGACGGCAGCCACTGACGGCACAAGTTTTTTCTACAACTCTGATTTCATACGGAAACTAGATCCAATGCAGCTTCGTGGGTTAATCGCCCACGAAGTTATGCATTGTGTCTTCAACCATCAAACTCGCAGACAAGCCCGCGACCACAGCTTGTGGAACGTTGCTTGCGACTACGCTATCAACAACCATCTTGTGGACGCGGGTTTTATTCTGCCCAAAGGCGGCTTAGTAGATCCGGCTTATAAAGACATGTCTGCAGAAGCCATCTACAGCAAACTCCAACAAGAACCCAAGAAGCACAAGCCGTGCGCCTGGGGTATTGTGCTTGATGCAAACAGCGGCAGCATAGAGTCTGGTTCTGCTGCCGAGATGGAATCCCAATGGCAGATCGCTGTTGGGGAAGCACTCTCGGTAGCTAAATCACGCGGCAAGATGCCAGGTCACCTGGAGCTTGCACTAACCGATATTCTTGACCCGAAGGTCGACTGGCGTACTATTCTCTGGCCGTTCTTTACCGATCTTACTAACGACGACTTTACCTGGCGTAAACCAAATCGTGCTTACATTTCGGAAGACGAATATCTTCCGTCAATGTACGAAGAAGCCTGCGGTAAAGTTGCAATCGTCGCTGACTCCAGCGGATCTATCTCTGACGAGCAGGGTGTTCAGTTCTTCAGCGAACTAGACGCAGTGCTCGCTCAAGTCCGACCCGAGTCCGTCGTATTTATACAGTGCGACGCCAACGTCCAGGACGTGCATGTGTTTGACCGTGGACAACGGATCACGGACAACAAACGTACGTTCAAGGGTCGTGGCGGTACAGCATTTGCCCCGGCATTTGCTTACATTAAAGAGCACCACCCGGATGTCCAGGCAATTGTGTATCTCACAGACCTGGAGTCTAGCGACTTCGACGAAGCCGAACGCAACTGCATCGCACCGACGCTTTGGGTAGCTACAACGCGACACTCACAAGCGCCATTTGGTACCACTGTATATTTACCCTCTTGATACAAACTCAGCTACTAACTATCCTCAACGCAAAGGTAGGAGACCTTTATGCCTCGAGTCACGAAAGAACTCATTTTCCCACGAGCCGTATCCACGGCTAATAAAATCAACCTCACTAGCCTGGCCATTGCACTTGGCACTTTGTCCGAAGACAAAGGGCTTAAAGAAATTGCTACCTTAATGACCGACTCCCTGTATGCGAAATCTCGCATACGAGCACAAAAGCGCGCAAATGCGGTACTCGCCGTCCTTGAAGCCTATCGTTAATACGATGGGTCATTTCACCGAAAGTGTAGAAGTTATGCAGGTCTGCGACTTGTTGCTTAATGGCTACACTACTACTGAAATAGAAACAAAACTCAAGATCCCTAAACAACGGGTCGATGAGATTTACCGAATACTGCAGGACGCTACAGCGTACGAAGAAGGATAACGCCGTGTCAGAGACTCTTGTGACTTTGGACTTTGAGACTTACTACGACGTAAAGCTCAGTCTCACCAAAATGACCACTATGGAATATGTTAAACATGACATGTTCAAGGTCTGGGGTGTTGGCATTAAAGTCAACGATGAACCAGCAGAATGGTTTGGAGCAGACGAAGCTGAAGACTGTCTGCGCCAATTTGACTGGAGCAACGTCAAGTTGCTTTGTCACAACACTTTGTTTGACGGCTACATACTAGCCAGGCACTACGGCATAACGCCTGCGTACTATCTCGATACCGCAGCAATGGCACGCGGCGCGTTTCCTGGCTTATCTGCATCTCTTAAAGAGACAAGTATTCGCTTGTTCCCAGACGACGAATCTATGCGTAAAGGCGAAGACCTTGTTAAAGCCAAGGGACTTTACGACCTTCCACCAGACATTGAAGAGGCTATCTCCAAGTACTGCGTACAAGACGTAGATCTGACCTACGCTGTTTACAACAAACTTGTGGCTAATTACCCACAGTCTGAGTTGGACCTTATTCATCTCACAACCAAGATGTTCTGTCAGCCGATTCTTAAGATTGACCGTGAACGACTGACCACGTACCACGATCAGGAATTCACTCGCGCTGAAGATCTGATCAAGAACTCCGGCGTTTCTAAAGATGTACTCTCAAGCAACGTCAAGTTCGTTGCGCTCCTTGAAAGACTTGGCATCACACCGCCAGTAAAACGCAGCCCAAGCACCGGTAACATGATCCCGGCGTTTGGTAAAAACGACGCAGGTTGGAAGCAGCTAATGGCTAAGTACCCAGAGCACAAAGCTCTCTGGGATGCTAGAACAGCAGTCAAGTCGCGCATTAGTGAGACTCGGTCTAAACGATTTTTAGACGTAGCCCACAGCGACGACACTATTAGTGTCCCGCTTAAGTATTACGCAGCCCACACTGGCCGCTTTGGCGGCACAGAAAAGATCAATCTTCAGAACTTACCTCGAGGCAGTGAGCTACGTAAATGCTTAGTAGCCCCAGAAGGCATGCTTGTTTACGTAGCAGACTTGTCTAATATCGAAGCCCGCATGCTTGCGTGGCTCGCAGGGCAATACGACCTTCTGGACCAGTTCCGCAAAGGTGAGGATATATACAGTAACTTTGCCTCGAAAATTTACAACAAACCAGTAAATAAACAAGAACATCCTACTGAACGATTTGTAGGTAAAACCGCAATCCTAGGTCTTGGCTACGGCATGGGACACAAGAAGTTCAAACTCACTCTGGAATCCGGAGCCGCAGGACCGGCCATGCAAATTTCAGAATCAGACGCCTTAAACGTTGTACATACATACAGGTCTAGCTACAGCTGCATTCCGCTCTTATGGGGGCGAATGGAAAACCTCTTGAAGCAATCACTAGACCGAAACAACTACGGCGTTACTTACCGCAACGGAGTCTTAACAATACAAGATCGTTCTCTTGTTTTGCCTAATGGAATGGCTTTGAGATACGAGAACTTACAAATGACTCCTCAAGGCATGACTTACGAAACGCGCGGGTTTAGCCATGAGTCAACTTATGGTGGTCGAATAACTGAAAACGTTATTCAGGCTTTATCAAGAATAGTAATTACTGACAGTTTATTGAGGCTAGACAAGAACTTACGCAACGGATGCGTTGCCCTTACCGTACATGACGAAGTAGTAATTGTTGCATCAGATGAAAATCCCGATGCTACAATGGCTCAAATCATTGACGATCTTTGCACCCCGCCCAGCTGGGCTCCGGATCTACCGTTGTCCGCTGAAGGTGGTTATGACAGGATGTATAGTAAGTAATGTCCAGGCTTGTTTTAACAAGGCGTTTAAACGAAACCGTTGTTGTTCAACACAACGGTAAAGTCCTTGTTGAAGTAAAAGTCTGTCGCATAGATCGTAATCAAGTTCGCATTGCTTTCGTCGCTGACCCGTCAGTAATTATTGACCGGAAAGAAACTTTAGACGAAAGCCCCGGCTCTTCGGAGCAAGACAAGAGCTAGTGTTTCTGGGGAGTTGTTATGAAGGTTACGTTTCTGGAGAGCTCAAACGGCACTCCACTTAGCAAGCATTACTTCACAAGTGGCGAATCACGACCGTATCCGTATGTAAAAGACGTAACTTCGTACGAGCACACAATACCTAATGATCAAGCTGGTTTAGTGCAGCTTGAAAATTTGATTCGCCAGCATGCTGCAAAAGGTAACTGCATGCTGAAAGGCCCATTGCGTCGCCAACTTGTAAACGAAAGCCGCGCACAAAAAAGCGACAGGCTTGCCGTTAGCAATTTACTTGTACTCGACTTTGATGCAATCACATTACCGCGGCGAATTGTACGTTCGAAAAAGCTGAGCGCTAATGACGTACAACTGATCTCTGAACAGATTATTGCTGAGCTGCCACCTGAACTTCATAACGTTAGTTATATCGCGCAGGCATCAGCTAGCCTTGGTCTTAAAGGCGATCGTATTTCGTTGCACATCTTTATGATGCTTACAGTGGCTATGCCACCTAAGTCCATAAAGCTTTGGCTACAAAACATCAATTACGTTTCAGATCTTCTCAAGCCACAACTTGAGTTAAGCGCCAACGGCCAGTCAATCAAACACCCATTAGACGTGTCGGTTGCTGATAACAGCAAACTAATCTTTATATCGCCACCGACGTTTGAAGACTCGACTAAAAACCCATTCGTGTCTGACGACGACCGCGTCATCCGCGTCGACAGAGACAACGCAACGTTTGACATGGCAGCAGCCATGGCAAGTCTCAACCCAGAGACTGTCTTCCAAATAGGACAACAGATTAAAGATGACCTTCGCGAAGGCAAAGGCATCCGCAAGAAGTCTGGTAAGTACCAGACAATGACCATTGAGCACCAAGCTCACGAAGTACTATTAAACCCAGACAAAATGTCCATCTCGATTGCTGACAGTTCAGCAATGCCTTGGGTCCGCTGCAATATCAATGGCGGCGATAGTGGCGGCTACTACTTCAACATCGAACGTCCGACGTACATGTACAACTTTAAGGACGAACCAATATTCGAGATTGAAAAAGCCGACAAGGAATTTTACAAAAGCATCTTCGAGATCTTTCAACAGCATCTCGAGAAAGTCGGTAAGTCTACTTACCCGGTTGTTCTTCGTGACTATTACACCGACGTCTACTACAACGGAGTATTTGACCCGAACTTAAACCAGTTCACAGAAGAATACCCGTTAATCCCGACTAGCAAGACCAGCATTGAAAGTTTCATGCTAAGCCACGGACGTCCGGAACCAGACTTTATCCGTGACGCACGCGTTGTGTTTGACCCTACATCTAACAGTCCAGCCATTGATTTCGACAATGTCCCATACTTCGTAAACATGTACCGTAAAACTAAGTACATGTTAGGAGCTGAAGACCTTGGCTTTAAACTAGAGTTTGGCCAAGCAAAACTGATATCGAACCACTGCCCACTAATCTATACCTTGATACATCACGTTCTTGGCAACGGTGACCAGGAGTTCGAACGTTTTATCAACTGGCTGGCTTACATATTCCAGACACGCAAGAAAGCCAAGACAGCCTGGGTACTTGGCGGCGTACCAGGAACCGGTAAAGGTTTGTTTTACAGCAAAGTACTTCGTCCCTTGTTTGGTTCTGAACACGTACCAATGCGAGCACTGCAGAGCATTGAAGAACACTTCAATCTCTACATGCGTAACTCAATCTTCTTGATTGTCGACGAATTTCACATGGCCTCGTCTTCGCTTGGCGCTATGAAGATTGCTGACAAGCTTAAGAATCAGATCACAGAAGATACAATCACAATCCGCGCAATGCGCACTAACCAAGTTGAAGTTCCCAACTTTACGAACTTCATCTTTCTTACTAACCGCAATGACGCAGTAAAGATAGAAAACGGCGATCGTCGGTACAACATTCCGCCACGCCAGGAATTCAGGTTAGAAGAAGCGCACCCTGAGCTACTCAAGAACCTAGACAAGTTAGAAGACGAACTGTTTACCTTCGGATCTATCTTGCATAGCTTCGTAGTTAATGAGCGTATGGTTCACACCTGTATTGATAACCAGGCTAAGAACCATATGCGACACGTTTCTATGTCGCTTATGGAAGAGTTCTCGGAAGCTATTAAACGCGGCAATCTGTTGTTTTTTAGCGACATCTTGGACATTAACACCGCCAACGTTCAGAACATGAACGAAGTTGCTACGGCGCAACGGTTTGTTAAAACCTGGATTGCTAACGCTAAAGAGAAGTACGACATCATCCCGATGGAGCATCTCCGTACTGTGTATCACGTACAAACCGAGTCAAGTAACCGTTTGTCCCAACGTGAGTTCACAAAGCAGATGAGCCGCAATGGCATAGAAACGTCTCGTAAACGAGCGCCTAATGCCAGCCGCGACAGCAACCTTATTAGCGGCGTAACAGTTACTTGGAACATTGACGACCTCGAGCGTCAACGTCTCATCAACATCTATTTTGATGGGACCGACCAACGACTGTTGCAAAATACAAACATTAGCTATACTGACAAGGTCAATTCCAACTGAGTCAGTAATAGTGATTAAACTTACGCAGAGTACCAGGCCGGACTCTGAAGACGGTTTACTTAAACCTGAGAAGTTCGGTCCTGTCCCCACCTGGTCCTATTCGGCGCTCAAGACCTTTGAAGAGTGTCCTTACCGAACCTACATTCAACGTGTTAAGAAGATCCCTGAACCGCCTAGTCCTGCGGCAGATCGAGGCACAGCAATCCACAAGCTGGCCGAAGAGTTTGTCAAAGGCGAAATAGGCGAACTCCCAGCTGAGCTTGAAAAGTTCGAAGACGAGTTCCACGAGTTACGTACGCTTTTTGCGGACGCCAAAGTAGAACTCGAAGGCGAATGGGGCTTCAGCATCGAATGGGAACCTGTAGGCTGGATGGTCCCGCAGACTTGGGCACGGATTAAACTAGATGCCTTAGTCCACCAGGACGACACCAGCGCAAGAGTCATCGACTTTAAAACCGGTAAAAAGTTCGGCAACGAAATCCCGCATGCCCAACAGTGTTTGCTATACGCAATTGCAACGTTCTTCCGGTACCCGCAGCTTCAGTACGTTCGGACCGAGCTCTGGTACCTAGACAAAGGCGAGTCAACAATGCGCGGCTTTACACGTCAAGAAGCCATGCAATTTGCGCCAGGCTTCCACAGCCGAGCAATAGGCATGACGACCTGTGAAGACTTCACCCCGACGCCCAGCAAAGACGCCTGTCGATGGTGTCCATACGGCAAAGGTGAACACCCTGAATGTACTTGGGGGGTAAAGTAACAGCACTAAAAACCGGAGCACAAATGCTATTCTTTTTCAAAAAACCTAAAGTTACTGTTGATTGTTTTATCGACAGTAAAATTATGGCAGACGCTTATTCAATCCGAAGAGCAATCAAACTTACCCCCAGCTGGTGGCAAGACTTAACTCCAACTTGTCCAGTATCTATTTCTGGCATAACTGAACAAGTTCCAACGTCAAAGCAGTGCTCCGGTTTTTTATCTTTGTATAAAGAGTCATGGGTAGTTCCTTTGTGGTCTGACCTAATTGTCCATACCGCAAGTAACGGACAGTACAAGTACAAGTTTGCAAGTAACGAAACTTGGGCAACTATGCACACACATCCTTCTTACCAATACCAAGGTGGATTTACAGACAAGATACATTTTAAAATTAACTGCCCATGGCACTTAGCTGAAAACAGAAAAACAAAGTTTTTGTTTTTACCAGCTACTTGGTCGTTAGCAGACAGCCATGCCCAATTGCATTTTTTACCAGGCATATTGGACTTTACTAGCAACCACGCCATACACGCTAACGCACTAGCTCCAAAAGCTGAACAGCAATATAGGTTTTTTGCGGGGTCCCCGCTCATACACCTTGTTCCTTTAACGGAACATGAAGTTAGATTTAAAACACATGCGGTCACCGAACAAGAGTTCAAACAACTGCAAAAAGACACCCACCCGCGCAACTTAAACAAATTTTCATAGCCTACTACCTTAGGGCTACGACTTAAACCCCTCCTAGTGAGGGGTTTTTTTGTGAGCATTAAAAGCTCGTCGTAACCTAAGGAGGACTCATGTCCCTTTTCTTGAAGCTGGTAACAGCTCTAGAAATAATCTTACTTCTTAAAAAGTTACGAGAACAAAATGAAACCTCTACTTCAAACTCAAATAGCTATACCGTTATCAAGAACCCGGTTCAGAAAAAGCGTCAAGGAACCGACGCTAACAATGCTGAAATCCGGCAAAGCTAACAAAAAGCTAGGGGGCTCCGTCCGCAAAGGAATGTGGAAGGGGCTCCCGATTTTTTCCCTGACGCTTGAAGAACGAGCTTCTTGCCCATCTACCTGTGAGCAATGGACCAACTGTTACGGCAACAACATGCCGTTTGCTCACAGATATGACCACACCCACCCTCATTTCGAAGAAGCACTGACCACGGACCTCTTGCAACTGTCAAAGCGCCACGAACAAGGATTCGTTGTCCGTTTGCACGTACTTGGCGATTTCTACTCTGTAGATTACGTCCGCTTCTGGATGACTATGCTGCTAGTCCTACCTGGACTACGAGTGTTTGGGTATACACATCATCGGCACAACACCCCAGTTGGACAACTAATAGGTAACTTAAACGTTACCTTCCCAGACCGTTGGCGTGTACGGTTTTCAGATGACCCAAACATCGAGTTCCGGTCACAAGTTGTTGCTTCTTTGCAACAAGCTACCGGAGTCGTATGCCCTGAACAATTGGGCAAAGCCGCCTCATGTGGCGACTGTGCGTACTGTTGGCACAGTGAAAAACCTGTATTCTTTGTTGAACATTGACAAAACTCGAGTTAGTATCTGATCTTTACTGAGAACTAATCAATGCTTAAACCTTTTGATCACCAAGTTAAAACTACTAATTTCCTTCTAAAAACTCCCCGAGCACTTATCACTTCCGACCCAGGAACTGGTAAAACCCGCAGCGTCATCGACGCTTATGCTCAGCGGAAAGAAGGACGCATGCTCGTACTTGCGCCTTTGTCGATTCTCTCTGCCTCATGGGGAGACGACATTAAGAAGTTCCAACCCAAGCTGACCTACATCGTTGCTTACGCTAAAAACCGCGAAGCCGCGTTCAAGTCCAAAGCTGACATCGTTATTACCAACCACGATGCAGTAAAGTGGATAGCTAAGAACGAAAAGCTACTCCAAGGATTCGACACCATTTGCATCGACGAATTCACGGCATTCAAAAACAAAGACAGTCAGCGTAGCAAAGCAGTGCTTAAGCTAGCTGCCAAGTTTAAGTACCGCATCGCCATGTCTGGTACTCCAAACAGCAACACAATCCTGGACATCTGGCATCCAACACTAATCGTGGACGACGGTGAACGGCTCGGTAAACGTTTCTACGGCTTCCGATCAGCTGTCTGTACTTCACGGTTCAACGGCTTTGCCAACGAGTGGGTAGACAAGCCCAACGCCCAGGAAATCGTTGCAGCGTCTATTAAAGACATCAACATCCGTTACCAGCTAGAAGATTGCATCGACATGCCAGAACAGTCTGTACACACAATGTGTGTACAACTGACACCTGACATCATGAAACAGTACGAGCTCTTGGCTGCCGACTCCGTTCTTTACACCGGTAAAGAAACCATCAACGCCATCAACGCAGGCGCACGCGTCAAGAAGCTTCTGCAGTTATGCACCGGCGCTGTCTATACCGAAGACGGTGTAGCCTGTGGGATACACTCCGAACGTTACGAACTTGTAATGCAGCTGGTATCCGAGCGCAAACACTCGTTAGTAGCGTTCAACTGGCGACACGAACGTGAACATCTTGTTCGTCTTGCTCAAGAAATGGGCCTTGAATACGGTGTTATCGACGGCGACACGCCTGCCAATAAGCGTAAGGACATCGTCGATCGGATGCAGGCTGGTCAGCTCAAAGTCGTATTTGCCCACCCGCAGTCAGCAGGCCACGGTTTGACGCTAACCACTGCAACAACAGTCATCTGGGCGTCGCCAACGTACAACGCTGAACACTATCAGCAGTTCAACCGCCGGATCTACCGTGCTGGCCAAACCCAAAAAACAGAAATCATCCACATTGCAGCAGACAATACGTGGGAACCTGATGTATATACCAAACTACAAACCAAACTTGAACGTATGGACGACCTATTACAGATTCTTAATCAACTCACTCCAGCAAGGAAAATAGCATGACCGTAAGCATCAACGACCTTATAGAACGTCGCGCCGAAATCAAGCGCGAAACCGAACAGCTGAACAACCGGCTGAAAGATTTGAAAACCGCTCAGGACGAAATCGACCTGGCGCTTTTAAAGAAAATGGACGCTGAGGGATTGTCTCGCACTGCGAATGGCGATTACTCGGTATCCATCAATGAAGACACGGTACCGGAAGTAGAAGATTGGGACGCTTTGTACAATCACGTTATTTCTACCCGTGACTTTAGCTTGATCCAAAGACGGGTAAGCTCAACGGCTTATAAAGAGCTGTTGAAACTCGGGGAAGGAGTCCCCGGCCTTTCACCAAGGACAATCCGTAAGATCAATTTTCGTTCACTCTAAACATAGGAATATACCTAAACATGTCTAATGCAATCGCTCTTGTATCGTCCAACGTTCCTGCCCACGTTATGCAAGGCACTGGCCTTGGTAACGAGAATGTCGGCCAAAACGTAACTATCCCTCGCGTCAAGCTTCTTCAAAAGATGTCTGACGAGGTGGACAAGTACAACTCCAAATACATTCAAGGTGCTGAGCCTGGTCACTTCTTAAACTCCTTGACTGGCCAGAACTATGGCGAAGAGCTGTACGTAATCAACTTGTTGTTCCGCAACGAGTTCGTTGTATGGCGTAACCGCGATTCAGGCGGCGGCATCCTTGGATCATTCAACTCGTTGGCCGAAGCTCAAGAAGCCATCAAGTCCCAAGACAAGCCGCAGGACTACACCATCACTGATACCCATTCACATGTGCTTTTGATCAAGAACCCGGAAACAGGTGAACTTGACCGTACGCCAGTGATCATGGACTTCTCGAGTTCGAAGATGCGCATCTCGCGTAACTGGAATTCGGTCATTGGTTTGAAAGGCGGTAACCGTTTCTCGGGTCTTTGGAAACTTAAGTCCGTCTCCGTCACTAACAAAGCCGGTGCCCAGTTCATGAATCTGGAAGCTGACTTTGTAGGTTGGGCCACCGAAGAAGACTACGAGTATGCCAAGTCCGTTTATGGACAACATACCGGTCGGATCGTTGACTAATCAGTGAACGAACACGGCTTCATACGAGCTGTACATGTGGATCTTCCATCGGAGGTTTTCCGGTGGAAGATCCATGATACGTTTGCGGGCGGAGTACCTGACGCTTTTTACGCCGGACCTGTAAGTACTCTATTCGTAGAATACAAGTACGTAAAAGCATTTCCCAAACGAGACACCAGCCCAATACGTACCAGTCTCAGCCCACAACAGATCCATTGGCTAAATAGACTACACGACCTCAACCAGCCCGTAGCTGTTGTCATTGGCTGTGAAAAGTTAGCCGTTGTTCTTACTGATAAAACCTGGTCAGAGTACATACCAAAACAAGACTTCTTAAACAAAGCCGTACAGTTTGCAGATGTATCCAAATGGATACACAACAAGACATGCATAGAGGCTATATGACTATCGATAACGAAAGTCCGCCCGACTCCTGGAGAGAAGAGATTCTCAAAGGACCAGCATCTGTAAGCCAGCTAAGAGAAGTAATAGCTGACTTAAAGCATTCATTAAAGGTATCCAAAGCAGAGTCTGAACGTCTTAAAGACCAGAACTCTAAGCTAATGAACCAGTTGACCGAAACAATAGCCAGGGAAATGGAAACACTGGCTACTAACGCTCGCCTTAAAAAAGAGATAAGCGAAGTATGGAAAGCAATAAAAACCGTCTAGAACGGGAAATATCCAGATTAGAAAAAGAAATAGCTGCATACCGTAGTTACCACTCAGAAAAAACAGCTACAGAAATAGCCCTCATACTATTTGGGGTTTGCGTTGGGCTTTGGTTTGGTTACTTAATTGGAGCAAGCCAATGACTGACGAATCGCACTTTGGCGCCATCCACGAAAAAACAAAGCTTGCTGTGCTACGAGAAGCGGTAGACAGAGCTGATAATCTGGCCTCTGTCCAAGCACAACTAGCAACTAGCCAAGCTCAGACTATTGCTAGCCAAGAAACACTAATCCAAGACTTAAAGAATCAAACCCTAGAACTTAAATCTAGAATTAGATCTTTAGAAAGTGAAATCTCAGAACTAAGGATTGCTTTAAGTTATGACTAGACGCATAGAACAGCCTTACACCAGGCTCTCTCGATTCAACCCTAAACTTACGTTCGAGCAATACAAAGTGCTTGTCGAACGAAAGAAACATGCCCGTGCCAACCTGGAACGTGTCAAATACAAAGACTTAGTAGAAAAATGGGGCGTTAGACAGTACTACATGGCTACTGCTGTTAACCGTGGAATAAAACAATACGACTATTTGCTATGGAAAGCGGGTGAACTGCAATGACCCGCGACGACATCATCCGAATGGCGCAAGAAGCGAGATTCGATGTAGAGGTGCAGGACACATTTAACTACAAACCTCAGCACTCTTTTATTGGTAGTGACGAAAACATCGAACGATTCGCCGCCCTCGTTGCCGCAGCCGAGCGGGAGGCGTGTGCTCAAGTATGTGACCGTATAACATGGAGCAACGAAGCCAAGTTCTTTGCTACTGCTATCCGACAAAAGGAAAATACAAATGACTAAAGATGCAGTCAACCCGTCCCACTATAAACGTGGCGACATCGAATGCATTGACGCAATGCGAGCTAGCTTAACGCCGGAAGAATTTCGTGGTTACTGCAAAGGCAACGTCATGAAATACTTATGGCGCCATGGGGAAAAAGACGACACTGTGCAAGAAGCAAACAAAGCTAGCTGGTATCTGTCATGGTTGCAGGGTAAAGACCCTCGCAACTTTACTCCATAGTAGTCAGCATCTGCTGCAAAAGATGAGACACCCTATCCACCAGGGCCTCGTCTTCCGATAGTTCGTAGTATCCAGCCACGTCAAGAATAGCGTGCACAGCTTCGTGCAAAAATACCTGCTGCCTATTGGTACCTTTTAACGTACCTATAATTTCTATCCGGTACTGGTCGGGCATCCACATGCCCACACAGTCTTTGCCGTGCTTCCATTTTTTAGCAGGTATATTAGCTATACAGATAGTGTGCCCGGCAAGCTTAAACTGCTTCGGGATACCATCTTCAATACGCTTGGAAACTGGCATGCTGAACCCCTCCAAGTAGCTGGGAAGGGATTTTAACTTTTCTTCTTAGGGGCAGAATACCCCTTAGACGGTTTTTTCTTTTCCATCTTAATAGGCTTAGTTGGGGCGTTTAAGCGGCACTGTTTACCCTGGTGCATTTCCGTCTCCCGTAACCGGCTTCGGATACTTTTCTTTAACTTCCAACACCTTACGACGCATCTCTTCAAGGGCCTCTCCGCCCTTCCACAGTGCGTCAAGCTGATCCCTTACGTCAGGATAACTATCACGCCTTAAAGCAGCGTAGCTCTGTTTAACCTTGTACTTCACAAGGCACCTCTACAACCGTATCCAAATGCTTAAGATTAAAAACAACTACCTTCAACAGTTGTGGGTAGTCCACTTCAAACTCAATAGACTCACCTTCTACGTCTAGTAGTTCACCATCAACAGCTACTTTGCTACCGGCTGGCAAACCACTAACACGGTTAGTACTAACAGTTACTTGCAACGGTTTCTTGAATCCTACCCGCCCGTTTTCAACGTCGTACCAAACCGAATTAACATCAGTGTTAACTGGCATCTGAACAACGTAAGCAGCATCTGAAAAGAAACTAGCTTCCACTGCTTTATTAACCGAGCAAATACACTTACCGGTTACGTCGAATGCAAAAGTAATCATCGTTTTGCACCAAGAATAGAAAGCGTAATGTTACGAAGGTAAGTTGGCTGGCTATTAGTACCAAGTGGCAAGTGAACCGCTTGAGATCCAACAATCACACGCACTCTAACGTTTTGCAAATTCACAGCGGTGTGCGCCATAGCAATAGAAAACACGCTCTGTGTGTCACCGCCAGTAGTTCTTGCACCAACTCTACTGGTAGCTACAGTCTGATACCCAGACCACGAGCCGTTAGCGTACTTATTCACCTGCATGTAAAGCAGCTGGCCACCGTCATTCACTGCGCTTCCATCGCAGAACGCGTAAAACACAATCTGCACACCAGCCGTTGAGTCAACGCCGACGTCAATCTGAGGCGTTTCAATGGCCAAATGACCACCAGTTAACGTACCGCCACCACTAATTATGTAGTCTCCATTACCGGCCCCGACATAAAAATAGTCGTAGAACGGATCGTCTACATACACATAGTCGCCATTACCTGGGCCAACGTACGTATAACTACCGCCAGACTCATACACACCAGTAGTCACATACACGTCTGCTGAAGCGTATGTCTCAGGAAGAGTAATTGCGTTTCCGGCAATTTTTAGCGTGCCGACTTCAGCGTTACCAATCTTGGCGCTAGTAATAGCTGCAGTACCGATCTTAGCGGTAGTAACTCCAAGATCTCTAATCTGCAACCGATTACGACCAATACTTCCATCGTAGTACGTATCAAGCGTAACGTTATCAATAGTCAGTCTAGCCGCATCAATCGAACCAGCCGTAATCTTATCGGCGCTAAGGCTCGCAATCTTCGCGTCATCAATTGCCGCGTTACCAATCTTAGCGTTAGTAATCGTGCCGTTACGAATGTAAGCGTCGTTCATGTAGACGCCAGCAGGCACCGACACACCGTTAATCGTTGTCGGAGTAGCCTGAACAATGAACGGAATAATTGTCGTCTGCCCAGGTGATGCAATAGCAAACCGGTCAACGTTAACGATGAACGAAGATACTACAGAGCCGTTGTTAGGCTCAGAGATAAGACCAAAGCCTGACACATGACCGTTGTTGTCAATCTTGACGGTATACTTAGCTTGAATTCCGTTGATAGTCGAAGCGTTTGTTTGTATCGCCGATGTGTTATTACCGACAGTAGTCGATAGGGTGTTAATCGTGCTGGCTTGGGAACTAATGGTCCCTTCAGCCGTAGTCACACGAGTAGTCAGATTAGATATATTTGTCGCACTAGCATTAACACCCGTTGTAGGGTTGTTAACGGTGCTCTCCAACGCACTAATTGCAGATGCCTGAGCCGAGTTTGTGTTCTCAGTAGATGTAACCCGACTATCAAGCGCGTTAAGTGCTGAAGAAGACGCCTTAGTCGCGAGCCCAGTCGTGGGGCTATTGACCGTGTTCTCAAGTAAAGTAATTGCCCCGCTCTGAGAATCGTTAGTGTTTTCCGTAGCCGTAACTCGATTCGCAAGCGCAGTAAGCGCTGACGCCGTAGCCTTGGTAGCAAGCCCGGTTGTCGGATCATTAATCGTATTCTGCAGCGTAGTTATGGAGGAGCTTTGGGTCGAGTTAACTCCTTCAGCGTTTGAAACACGCGTTTCAAGATTAGTTACTGCGTTTGCAGTAGCAACTACGCCAGTCGAAGGATTGTTAACCGTAGACTCTAAAGCATCAGTACGGCTAGACAGCGCCCCATCAGCCGATACACGAGCCTGCCTTTCGCTAAAGACCAGCCCAGCTGAAAGCTGCGTTACATCTGTGCCGGTATAGTTACCGCGCAATTGAGCAGCAAGAGTCTCTCTAGCTGACGCCTGTGCACTATCCCCATCGGCTCTAGCAGTCTGCTCAGCTTGTAGCGCAGCAATCGTTGCATACGTTCCGGCGGCTGTAGCAGACAATGTAGTTATCTGCTGAGCTAATGCATCGTCCGCCTGGGTGCGTAAAGTAGCCTCATTGGTAATCGCAGTTCCACGAGCCTCAGCTTCAGCAATCAACGCCGCAGCTCGCGTAGACGCTTCGTTTGAAATAGCAGCCGCACGAGCTGCAGCCTCTTGCGCAACACGCCAAGCAACAGAATTAGTAACCGCAGCACTCGCGTCAATCAGATCAATTCGAGTCCTAAGATCTGCGTACAGCTGCGACTCAGTAATTGCACCAGTCAATACGTCTAGCAACTCTTCAACATCAAGCGCGGTCTCGGCCAACGTACCGTTGATAGAGTTATACGGACCGGCGACACCGAACTCGTTTACGTGTCGCGCCCAATAATAAAAGCTCGCGCCTTCACCAACCGGGTCAACAAACGAAATGCCTGAGCTGACGCCAACTAACTGAGCGTCGCCTATGATGTCCTGGTCGTGTCGCCAGATTTCGGTCAGGCCGTGATAAGCGTAATTTGGGTAATCCCAAAAACACGTAATTAACGAGTAGCCGCCAGTCGCGGTAAAGTTCGTCGGTGCGGTAGGCGTAGCACTCGGCGGAGGTGGCGGAGGCGGTGGTGGAGGAGGGGGCCCAATCACATATGGATTCTTACCTAGCTCAACGGCCAGACCGGAATCCAACAGTTCTCGAAGTGTAATCGCTCGATCACGCTCGTCACCGCGACGGCCAAGACGAATCTCAACCGCTTCAGCTAAGCTTTCTAAATAACGACGGAGCTCCGGCGTAATGCTCGACGGTATGCTCGAAATACCAGGTACCGTCGTTGCTTTGACTGTACGAGCTTTCGTCATGTGCTGGCGATCTCATCCATGCTCTGAGCAAGGCAGACCTCGTCGATCTCAACCGCGCCAGAAACCTGTACTTCCCACACCTGGGCCACCTTCGGTGGAAGACGCATCACAGGCTCACGTAATGATCCTGTCGTTGCGCCGTTTGGCACAGTAACGGTCTGGGTGTATACGCCACTGGCGTACGACAGACCGTACTCGGCAAACAATACCCCGTCGCCCCAAACCTTAACAGTCACCGGATACGCCTGTGCGTGGACCGAGACCCAGCTCATGCTGAGCGGCTTCGGCATAACCACCTGTTTTGACTTCCAGGTTAGCGTGCGCTTGGTCGTACCGCCCCGGTACTTACGAATCTTGTTGGCGACGATCAGATACAGCTCGCCATCCTTCGGATTCATGTAACCACCGCGCACCTCTGCCTCAGTGGTAAGCGTCGACAACGCGGCCTCTTCGGCCCGAGGGTCAAAGCAAAAACCCTTGTGCACGCCGCCCTCAGTCCAGAACGCCACGTAAGTGTTCTCGTGGCGGAAGGCTCGGTAGCCCGTAGGATTGAAGCTGGCGTTCCACTGGCTGGCGCTAACCAACCCCTGCGTCACTACCCGTCCCTCGCCGCCAGAGACCGCTACCAAGCCGTCCGGCCCGGCGTACAGAAGATAGCTGCCCATATCGACCACGCTGTTTACGTTGACACAGGCCTGTGGCAGGTCAACACGGACAGCGGTCATGGCGCTCGGATCGGTGCCAGTGACAAAGTACGGGGTGCCATTGGTCAGGGCTACGATGCCGTTGGCCACGGCTCCAATGGCTACGATGTTTTCTTCGAGGGTAATTCTGTAGTCGATTGGCCAAGCGTGCGGTAAAAACGGTTCACTGAGACATAACCGTTTACCGGTGAACCCTGCAAACACACCGTTGGCCACGGCTATCAGGCCCTTCATAGGGCCATCTGGATACAGGCTGGTGTTGTCGTCCGGTGGGCCAATCCAGGTCTCGCTCGGAATAACTTCACCCAAACCTGCCGACGGGGTCGTGTCTGCATAGGTAGTGGTCGTAAGTCCTACTTCTGCCAAGAACTGGAAAGCCGTGTTGGTAGAACCGGTGTTAGAACGGTAGATACGCTTAACCGACCCTGCACCAAAGTTGTAGTTGCCGCTAGGGATCTGATTGACCGGCATCGTGATAGTCACGGTTTCGGTATCAGTACGCTCGATCGGAGCCGTAGCAGGGCTAGGCGGACCTTCCTCGCCAAAAGCGGTTACAAAGGTATAGACGTACGAGACATCGTCTGGCGTCTGGTCTTCGTCAGGGGTGCCCGTCTTTGTAATCGACGGAGCAGTTGCCGGGGCAGGAACGCCTAACCGATAACTGTTGGCCGGGTATCCAGACGACCCAGCAATCATCGTATTAACGGTACCGATACGCGGGTAGTCGTCACCGGTAAAATACAGGCGAGCCAGCGTGTCACCAGGGATTGGACCGGGTACGGCCTTAACGCCATCCTGGTTCCACTCAAGCCAGTTAGTATCGCGGTAGAAATAGATGGACCGTCGCAGACCGCTCTGAAGCGTGAATACGTCTACGTCGTTAGTTGTCGGGGTCAGTCGCCCGGACTCAAAATCAATGTTCTCGGCCGTCTGGCCAAACTGGTCTGCTAGAAGTCTAGGTGAGACTCCCGGTGCGATGCCGCTAAACCGGTCGAGCTTAAAATAGGCCATACGTACCTCACTTGAGTAGCAAGGTAACGAGGATTCCCGCCATGCTACAGATCAGTGTGAACCCAATCAGGATTCCCCATTGGTTAATCTTCTCAATACCGGACTCGATTTTAACGAGGCGATCGTCGATGTTCTTCGACCGCTCCTCGCACATAGCTTCGTGGACGGCTAACCGGGAGGCCACCTCCCAATAGCGGTCGTCGAAATCATGCCCGTTATTCGACGACATGGCCTGAAAGTGGCTCAGCTGGCTTACTGCCATCGGATTCAGCCTCCACCCGAACTTTAATTAGATTAGCCAAATTAACTACCGAAACTTCA